CACGCCTGTTTCGGCTTGTACGAATTCCACATCCTCGCCAAAAAAATCAAGCGAAAGGTGCGTGTTCGCTACCGTCGACTTGATTAAGTCTCTCAGTGGTGGCATTTACGCCAATCCTTAAAAAGCGGGGCGGCATCCTTTCCACCCCATCCGATCGAAGATTTTAGTTCGTGAGCAAATGCTCAACACAAATTTCTTGAACCTTGATCGTGTCCCAAGGCGTACCGGCTTCACTACCTGTTTCCAGATAAATGAACGGCGCAACGCTGGCCTCTTTCGCCAACGATAGGTCAATGGCCGTGTTCAACGGTACGTGGTGGGTAAATCCACCGGGGCCAGTGATTTCAAAGCTGACCTGCTGGCCTGCCGAGTAACTTGGCGGCGATACCGTTTTCTTGCCGGTGAACTCAATTCTCAAATGCAACCACATATCACGCGGAGCATTGAATCCGCTGTCGAGTTTGGTCACGGCCGTCGTGCCATCGTCCGAGCTAACCTCGGCCGTCGTGTTGACACTTCCCGATTGTGAAACCAGTCCGAGCATCACGAATTTCCCGTGGGCAAAAATGTCCGCAGTAGCGTTCAGACCGTCGGTGACACCGATGCCAAAGCGGCAATCGGTTACACAACTGAACTTGGCAACGGCTTCCAGGGAAATCAGATCCTTGATCTTAAAAGGCGCGACCGCTGTTCCCAAGCTTGTTAGCTTTTGCTGGCTGGCGGCCGTGTTGGCAAGAACCAGCCCCTCGGTACCGATAACCTGTGTTACCGATCCAACTTGAATGAAGTCGTCCAGCATCCCCGGACGATCGAACCGGTAAACCGATGTTCTTGTTTTTCGAGATTTCATGTTTCGTTTTGCTCCAAAGACTTAGTTTTTTCTGATTCAAAAGGGCTTGATCCGCCTTGGGCCATGACGGACCAAGCCAGCGGGGAAGTACGATTCGAAATTTACTGCCCGTCTTCTTTGTAGACTCCTCTGCGAGATTTCAGGCACGCACCAAACGACGCGTAGTAAGACGTCCATCGCGTCCGATTGTCCGGATCGAACCAGCTTTCACGTCGCCCCTCTTCGCCGACACCCTCAAGGTGAGCGTACCCAATACAAGCGTGAATCATCATGTCGATAAAGCTGTAGTAAGCAAACTCGTCGTACTCGTCCAAGTAGGAATCGATTACGTACTGCGTTCCGCGATCGGTATTGTTCGTCGCATCGGTTTGGGCAACTTTTTGATCTTTGTCGTTGTAGCCAAAGACCTGCATCGCTGCTTCTTCCCACTTCACGGGGAGCAAGACCAAGTTGATTGGCAATCCGATTGGAACCGAATCACCAAGATTGGGTTGCTTCCGCAGGGCGGTTCGCACAAGCGCCATCCTTCCAGCCGTCGGCGCACCACTCGAAGCCGACTTGTTAATCACTTCGCCAGTGGATTGGAACATCGCTGACCCATCAAGTAGCGTCGGATTCGACGAAAGCAGTCGAACACAAAGCTTGTGCAGCGTTCGCTGGGCTGCCTGCGGGAAGGTAGCAATCTGCTTTGCAATTCCACCAAGATCATTCGCGCGAATCATGTGAGTCGTCAAACCGACCTTGTTTCCGTATTCGGCGGCCTGGATGTACGCGGACAGTTGAGAAAACATAGTCCGTTGTGGATACGATTCGGAATCCTTCAAAGCATCCAATTGACCGAAAATGCCAGTTTCGAAAACCGATCGAGGGTCAAAATTCGCCAAGTCGGACATCTTTTCACACCACATTTTGTATGTGAAAGGAGCCGTCGCGTAACCTTTGTCGAGCCATTTGTTCGCCAGATTGCTCATAAGATCAGGGTGATTCCCTGGATGATCCGCAGCCGTCGTTGACGAAATCGACATGCGGCCCGGATTGGTTCCCTGTAAGAATGCAAGAGCATCATCCTCTTCATCGAATCCAACGCGGTGTCCGCGGAGTCGCAAGCTTTCTTGAGCAATCTGGATTAGCTTCATGTTCCGGATAGCTCCAGCGCGTTGAACCGCCTTTGGATCGTGATCCGTGCCCGTCCGCGCCGCAAGGACGTTCGTCGCGGCCGTCATGAAATTGTCATAACCGGCTTCGCCTGGCTTCACCGTGCTGACAACCGATCCGCCACCGTCCTTGGTCATCGTCTTCGTCCATTCAACGAGTGCCTTTTCGATCGACAAACCACTATCGACAGCAGCTGCGACAGTCGCTTCATCGATTCCGAGAAGTTCAGCGCGAGACTGAAGCTCTTGGATTCTCTGACGCTCGCCAAGCTGGACCTGCCGATCCGATACTACTTCATCACCGGAAACCGGAGCGGCTTGGGCAACTAGGGTAGCATCCGGCTTTTTCTTCTTCGCACTTGCACCGATCAGGGCCGCGACCAATTCGTCTTCCGAATCCGGTTGCGACATCCCCCGAACGCTAAAAAATGTGTCAATAACAAGTTGGACACGATCATCGTCCAAGTCCATCGACTTGACCAAATTCTGCGCCAGTAGTGCAGCGCGGATTCTCTGCGTAATTTTCATATCCGTTTCAACCTCCTGAGTAACAAAAACAGAAACCGCGCCACTTGCGTTTCTTGAAACTAAATCCAGAACCTCTTCGAACATCATGACCCCATTGATCATGCCGCGCTCGGCCGCCTCTGCCGCAAGGAATACTTCCCCCTTGCCGAACCGGTCTTCAACTTGTGCCTTCGTGACGTTTAGCTGTATCGCCAACGCACTGTGGAATTGCTCATAGATCGAATCCACTCGCCTTTGCAGGGATGCAACCTGCGCCGCTGTCGCCTTCTCGTATTCGATACCGGCAGCCTTTAACTCGCCAGCACGAATCACCCGATGCTTGATTCCGGCCTTCTCGTCGGCTTCAACTCGCTCCTTTTGGATCGTGTAAACGCCAACGCTTCCGGTCAACGTGCTTTCGCTGGCGTAGACGTGGTCGGAAGCAGTACCAACCCAGAACCCGCCAGATGCCATCATGTTCGTCGCGGCCGTAGTCGTCGGCTTCTTCGTGGCTCGGATGATGCTCGCCAATTCCGGAACATAAGACGCCGCACCGCCTGGGCTGTCCAAGCTGAGAACGATTGCCTTCACATTTGGATCCGCATCGGCGGCCCGAAATGCTTGGCCCATCATCATTGTGCTCGTGCCACCGCTCATCGCTTGCAGCATATTGATTCGAGGCGACATGACTCCGACGAATGAAATTACAGCAAGATTGCCAACCGTTTGATAAAGCCGGTCATCATCGTCATCGTCGTCGTCATCATCGTCGCCGTAGTCATCGGCCAATCGCATCAGTTCGCGAATCTGTTCAGCGGAAACGTCGCCACCGTTTGCTTTGATGTCCAGGAAATCCGTAATTTCGTCCAGCTTTTCTGGAAGGCATACCCACGGCGTACCACAAACGGCTTCCGTGACATGGCGATACTTACGGTTTCGTTTTCGCTGGCTTTTTGCTGCCATTCGATTTGCTCGCTTGCTGTGCTTGTGTTGGATCGTTGCCAGCGATCGATGTCGCTGAATCGGGAACGCTTCCTTGCCCCTTCGTCCAGTCCAAAGTAACTTTCAGTTCCTCGGCGACCTTGTTGACCTTTTGCATCATTCGCAAGTTTCGTCGCCAGTTCCGACCCCGTCGTCCGCATTCCTCCTGAAACGTTGATAGTCCGGAACGCATACGATCGATTGCGACTTGGGGATCATCAGACGCTTCAACACCACCATTGCCAGGTGCATAGGCTTCGAGTCGCTGAAACCGTCGGCGTTGCTTCGCAAATTGCGTGGCCGAAACGGTTTCAATCTGACTTTGGGCAACCCCGACTTCATTGAATCGCTCTCGAACCGGTTTTGCGACTTTGAAAATTTGGTGCATTTGCACGGGAAGCATCATTCCCGCGTCATCTTCATGTGCGGCCTTAATCGCTGCCAAATTCGCTTGGCTCGGATCACCGACCAGCCGATTGGTTGAAACCAAGCTGGCCATTGCAAGGCGTCGGTTCATCAGATCAATAAAGTCGCCAGTGTCGGCATTGCCTGGGCGGCGCGACTGAACGGGCTCGACTGATTCGTTTAGCCCAATCTGAACGTAGCTTGCGTGGCCAAATTTGAATGGATCGATTCGCTTGGTCTCGTCATCCAGACAAGGCGCTCGCCCCTGCGGATTTTGAACCTTGTGAATGATGGTCAACAGGGCATCGATCGCACCGGCCGTTAACTCATTACCGAGATACCAATCAACATCGCGATCGGCCAGCAGCATCGCGGACAGCCACCCTTCGCCAGTTTTCGCCGATGGCCGAAATGGGATGTAGTTATGGATCACGCGTGATGCAGGAACGCGTGAATACTGCGTGCCAATGCTCGTGCGGTGCGAATCGTAGGGGTGCGTCGAATGGAAGTAATAGGCAACCTTTTCGTCAAGAGCGTTGTATTCAATTCCATTCTTGATGTAGTTTCCGCTCGCGCCGGCCATTTGCTCTTGATCAAGATAGTGGGCCAGTTCTTCCCACTCTTTGAGCTGATACGACAGCGTCACGGAACGATTGCGACGGCGCTTGTGTATTTCGATCCAAAATGAATTGCCGGTGACAACAACCTCTTCAAACGAAACTTGCTGCATGTCCCAGAGCGTCATTTCACCGGAAGCGTCAGCCTCTTTAGTCGCCCAGTGCTCGAACTTGTCGTCGCTCTCAAAGTTGTAGTCGTCGATATCTGTGCCGTCAGTGAGTTCGGCGGCGGCGAAAGTCGGCAAGCCGGTAGCAATCACGAGCCTGCGAACTTGCTTTGCGACCTTCTTCGCCGCTGGACTGTTGCGAACGGAATCGCGAAACCTGGATGCGATTAGCTCCCACGATTCAGCGATCGCAGAGTCACCAGAGCGATTGCCCGGCATCCACATTTCCGTCAAGCGAGTCATTTCCCCCGCTCGATAAGCCGGACGGAGTGACGTCGGCGAATCCGGTGACCCAGCCTGGATAGTTCCAAGATAGTCATGCGTGCTCGCGTCCGGCTTCGATGCCGATCGTCGACCAATCAGATTGGAAAGAAACCGCCGCATCCGTCGCCTTCGTTGCTGGACCCAGAAATGTCAGGGTCGAATGAAGTTTTCAGGCCAGTCATCATGGACTGAATTGATTCGAATCTTGTGTGATCTTGACCCGATCGAAACTCAACAACGCCATCCGCAGCGATCCGTAAAAGGATGGCATCGTAGATTGCGCTTTGGATTTGCTCGATGGTCGCCATGCCTAAATGAGTAGGCGATAGAGTAGCAACCCGTCAAACCGTTATTTACAGACTTTGTAAAGTTCTTTACAGACTTTGTAATGAGAGGCAGGTTTTTTTGAAAATAACTGACCGTTTTATCAACCGACAGTCAACCGACAGTCAACCGACAGTTTTACTGTCTCTACTGTCTCTACCGACAGTTTCACTGTCTCTACTGTCTCTACTGTCGGTCAAGTCAATTCGATGAATGCGAATCGTCAAAAGCGTCAATTTGACGCTTTGTTTGACGCTTTGTTTGACGCTTTCAATGGAATCCACGGATTTATCCATGGTTCTATCCACGGTTTATTGCAAAGACTGAGCGCGAAATCCCTGTATCGAAACGGAACTCACCCCGATGTTGCAAAGCAAACCAGTAGTAGCACCACCCGGCAAAATTTTTTTGATAAGCGCTCGTTTCTCGCGGTCGGTTCC